CAGTCGCCGGAACTCAGGTATCTAACGCGATGACAGGTCAAATCGACATGAAGCGTCCAGTAACACCGGTCTGGGGCATTAGCAACACTCAGAACCCATACCAAGTGTTCCTCGGAGCGTTGGATGCAACGGGTAAAGTCACTTTCACAATGGAAGCAGACACACAACTCACCAACTTCCTGACAAATACTCAACCTTCTCTCGTCTTTAACTGGACACAGGGAACTGGCTCATCACAGACTATTATCAAGGCTCAGCTCACAAAGGGTGCTTATACAGCCGCAGTAATTGGTCGCTCAAAGGATTTCGTTGAAATCGAAGTGACCTTCAACGGTCAAGCGAACACAACGGATGCCGCCGCCGCTTCAGGTTACGCTCCTATCACTTGGACAGTAGCAAACGCGGTTTCAACAGCTTATTGCTAATAGCAACTAGATCGCATTAGGCGTACTAGNACTCCCGCCACAGAGTTCTATGTGCGCCTTTTGCCCTTTCTGGGTAAGATAGCCGTAACCTACAAAGGAGATTTCATGGCAAAGAAAAAGATCACGCTACCTTCTGGCGCAACAGTCACATTTCGTGATCCACTAGAGTTAAAAGTCAAAGATCGTAAAAAGATCATCAAGGCAAGCGAAACCGAAGGCGGGCAGTTATCTCAGGCTTCAGCGCTTAGCGATGCAATCGCTTCCATCATGATTGAAGAATGGTCATTTGATCTCATCATTCCGTCAGTTATCCCCGGATCTCTCGATGAGTTGGCACCAAAAGATTACGATGCGATTGTGAACGCGACAGCCGAAGCAACCAGTTATTTGTTCCCAAAACTTTCTGACACCGATGAGAACGCTAAGGATGCTGATAGCCCTTTGCCCAACTCAAACGACTAGAATGGGTGCTGGAAGGCAATAAACGGCACGAAGCTTTTACCTATCCCGACGAGGAATGGTATTACTTTAAGTTCGCAGATCGGTTCGGCTGGACTCCTGAACAGGTGGACAACCTACCGGCGGGCAGGTCGGATTGGCTTCTGTCTATTGCGGATACAGTCGAGCGGGTAAAAATCAAGCAGATTGAGAAATCAAATGGCAGATGAAGTAACGAGCAATCTCCCGGAAGTGCAGATTGCTCTGGATGCGATGATGGCTCGCCTTGATTATGGTCTTTANCAAGCTGTAAATGCGATCTCGCTAGCCGTTAGAAATCAAGCGGTGGATAATGTCTCGCAGAACAAACACGCGTTAGGACAACCACGCGTAAATAGCAGGTATCCAAACACAGTAACGGGTAACTTGCGCAACAACATTATGTCTATTCCGGCTACCCGTATTGGCTTTGGCTCTTATACAGCCGGGGTCAATTCGGGAGCGGAATACTCTTTGGCGCTCGAAACTGGCTCCTCGAAATGGAAAAGTGGCGTATCCTATCCATACATGACTCCTGCAAGAGATGAGATCATTCTCTCTGGCAAAGCAGAGCAGTATGTGTTAAGTGCGATCAACGTAGCGATTAGGGGATGACATGGCAGGTGAAATCCCCGGACTAAACATCCAAGTCACCATTGACTCTAGTGGAGTCTCTGCTGGCGTATCAAATGTCACCAACGGGCTGAANTCTATTGAAGAACAAACCAAGACTACGGGTNGCGCACTCACCAACTTTAAGAACATCGCGGTAGGCGTATTCGGCGGAAATCTGCTCACTCAGGGGTTGATGGAGACTCAAAAGGGTCTTATTGACATGATTAAGGCTGTTACAGATGCGCAAGCGGGAACCGCAAAACTCGCTACGGCGCTCAACAATGCCAAACAGAACACCGAAGCAAACCGCGAAGCGATTGACAAAACATCTAAGTCAATGTCCGATTTGGGCTTCGAGACGGCAGATACAGAACAAGCTTATGGAAACCTCGTCACCTCTACCGGATCGGTAAAAGAAGCAACAAGCCTGATGGGTATGGCGGCTGACCTTGCCCGATACAAGCATGAGTCACTAGCAACAGCGGCAACAACCCTCGCTCGCGGTACGCAAGGCTCAGTCAAAGCATTTAAAGAATTGGGCATCACCCTCGATACGACTTTGCCAAAGAACGAAGCAATCGCTAAAGCGTTCGATGAGTTAAACGCCAAAATTGGCAATCAAGCCGCCGCCTACGCAGATACTTTCGCGGGCAAACTAGATGTAATGAAGGCTAAGTTAAACGATGTAACTGTATCCGTCGGAAGCGCGTTATTGCCGGTTTTAACAAACCTTATGACTATCGTGATGGATGTCGGCACAGAGATCGGCAAACTCTACGACTCGTACATCAAGCCACTCACTGATTTTGTTAAAGAAAATGCGGCGGCTTTTGAGATTTTGGTTGGTGTTCTCGGCGGAGCTTATGTCGCGTTTAAGACTTACGAAATAGGCATGAACTTGTTTAAAGCGGCTCAGATCGTCTACATCGCTCTAACTTCCGGAATGGCGGCGGCGCAGACTGCGCTTACTTTTGCAACTGAAGGCGGAGAAGCGGCAACAGTAGGCATGACTGCTGTTCAATGGGCATTAAACGCGGCGTTAGATGCAAACCCAATCGGTTTAATAGTTATTGCGTTAGCGGCACTTGTCGCAGGATTTGTATTGGCGTGGAACCACATAAAGCCATTCCGCGATGCAGTAGTGGATGTTGCTTCGGTGGGTGTAAAAGGATTTGGTGATTTTATTCAGATTCTCGGCGATGTAGTAACAGCGATCATGAAGATCGTTACGGGTCCACTCAAACTAATGCTCGAAGGATTGTCGTTTATGCCGGGTATCGGCGGCGCGGCAAAAGCGGCTCTCAAAGACATTAAAGATGCAACCAGCGATGTAGGCAAGTTTTTTGATTCAACGGCTACAAGTATTGTGAACATGGGCAAATCTCTTGATAGCCTAAAAAATAAAAAGATTTCGGTAGGCGATCTATTCGGTGGCGGAGCAACGCAAACAACTCTCGCAAACGCTGGCGGCACTTCTACTGGTGGGGATACGGGAGTCTCTGGCAATGTGCCGGGCGGAAACGCAACGAAAGCGGCGGCGGCGGCGGCAACGAAGGATGCGGCTCAACTGGCGGCTGACTCCAAGCAGGTCAATACGATCTACAACGACATGACTACCGCGCTAAAGGATTACAGCACCAAATACGCAACCCTGCAAGATGACAAGAACCAGCGCGACCTAGCCGCTCAAAACACCTTTGATAAGGCTTCAGCCGCCGCTACAGACACTTATTATCGCGCTCTGGTAACTGCGCAAGCAACATTCGATGCAACCTCTACAAAGGCTCAGCAGGTCTATACAGATGCTCAAACGAAGATCAACGACACCTTTGCGGCTTCTTCTCTTGCGGCTCTAACAACCTATAACGACACAGTACAAAAGGCTACCGATGCCAATAATGCGGCTGTCCTTAAACTCAATACCGATGCGGCAGACAAACAACTCGCTCTGGTACAAAAGTCCGAAGCAGAACTCACAGATGCCTTCAGCAAGGCTACAAATGTCGATCTCGCAAAGTCTTTCACCGGATACGGAACTGCAAGCGGTCTCGTAACTTCTTTACAAACCCAGCTCGACCAAATGAACACCCTCGCGGCAGATGCGGCGAAATTAGGCGGTTTGGGTTACTCGCAACAATTTATTCAACAGGTCGTTGCTCAGGGTCCACTCATGGGCGATCAAATGGCTCAGGCGCTCATCAACGCACAGCCGGGTACAACTGCTCAAATCCAAAGCTTGTTCTCTCAGGTCAATGATGTCTCTGCAAATGGACTCAACACCCTCGCCGCTTCTTTCAATCAAAATGGCGTATTAGCGGATACCAGCCTACAAGCGCAATACAACCAAGTCGGCACAGACCTACAAGCGGCTCTAGCAACTCAACAATCAACCTTTAACGATGCGCTGACGGCGGCTACAACCACCTACAACGATGCAATCAACAAGGCAACAACCACTCAGCAAGATGCACTAGCGGCGGCTCAGGCAACCCTAGACCAGTCAATAGCCGATGCAACAAGCAAATTGCAGGATGCACAAGCTAGCGCAAAGACCGCGATGGACGACACCATCACACAGGCAAATACGGCGTTGCAAGATGCGCTGACTGCTTCACAAACAGCGTTCGATCAGGCGACAACNGATCTCCATGACTCGACAATGACCAAGCTCAACGACCTTCAGACAAAACTCCAAGCAGTCGCTNAGTTGATGTCTAGCCTTGGGGTTGCTGGACAAGCTTCAGCCGGACTTGCGCTCAATGGGTCAATCGCNACTCCGTACATTTCCGGTGGAGCAACCTTGCCTACACCTGCGGCTACGACAGCAAGCACAGCGCCAANCATCACAGTTCAACAGACAAACAACATCAACGGCACAACAGCGCCGTCTGACATTCAATCTGCCACAATCAACGGCATCCTTTATGGTTCAACGCAAGCACTTGTCTCTAATCCTTCGGCTCGCGTAGGAGCAAACTTCTGATGACTATAACCTCGTTGAATTACTACGGAATGGCTTACAACGGCTTTGCCTTTGGTGGAGCAGGATCGCCGTATCAAATTACAGCCGTAGATGGGTTGGTCGGGCTTCCAGACATCCGCATTCAAGACGACAATCAAGGCTTCAATGACGGAATGTTCTCTGGGCGCGACTTCCTCGGTGGGCGCAAGGTAACAGTCACAATTCTCACCCTGTCAGGCAACGGAAATACCGCTCAATACAATTACAATCTGCTTCGAGCCGCATTATTGCCGCAAGCTTCGTACACAGCTTTTGCCTCGACNAACCAACTGCAATTTCAACTGTCGGCGGCTTCAGGACTTCAATTCCTCAATGCCCGCGTTCGCGCTAACAANACACTTGTCGATCCTAATTTCACCTACGGCTACATCACCAGCCAATGGGAGTTCTTCTGCCCNGATCCTAAGTTCTACGACAATACTCAACAATCCGCATCTCTGGTTGGCACAAACTATCTAGGTCGNTTGTATAACCGCGTGTACCCATTGACCTTCGGTGGCGGTGCGGCGGGAACAACCATCAACAATGCAGGATGGGCTAATACTTACCCGATTATCACAATAAC